GGAAAACGAATTTAAGGGTAGTGTGTTGCAATTAGCAACGTGCTGGTTTCCACACTTCCCAACTATGTTCAGTGACCTCGCAATTTTGCATATCATTTAACAACAATTTCACGTCATTCTCTACTTGCCCTATGGTTAGATTGTAATGAGCTGCTGTTGCAGATATAGCGGCGGACATAGGGTACCATTGTCTTACAGTCACTTTTTCATTGATATTATCACCGATTAAATTGCCTTGCTCAGTTTTGCCCAACATCAACAAGTAACTCAAAGTTCTCATTCTTATGTTGTTCTCAGTCACTTCTGAAACACCGTTGGTGACTTCAAATCTATGCCTTAATCTGTGTAAGTCCGGTACCATGACTACTTTGTCATTGTACTTAGTAGTCAGGAAACAGCAAAAGGCAGCTTCTTTATCATCCAGCCTGGCAGAACTTACCATGTTAAAGCTCGTCGCTATGTGATGGTTTAAATTGCTGATATCTACTTTTGAAGAAAAGCCTGCGTTATTGTCATCGCCTGTCATCATTACATAACACAGTTCGTCCAAATTATCTGCGATAAAATCAGCGTGAGTTTGCATGTCATTATTCCAATTCCCTAGTGAAGTTGTAGCCTGGCCAGTCAGTCTCATTTCTTTGCTGAAACCCCAAGAATATGCAGACTTAAACCTCCATATCTCATGCACCGTTTGCCATAACCAAAGTACGTCTGCGTGACAACCCACAGCTTCATACATGGCCAACTCAATTTGAATGATGGGTTTGTCAGTTTGACGATCTTGCTTCTCCAAGTCATTTTCAAAGAAGAATTTCACGTTCCTCTTGTTACTCAACATGCTCTGTATTTCTTCCGGTGTACAACCATCTGCATAAATAAACTTGTCATGCAATAGTAATTTCATCCTTCTTTTTACTTCTATGAATATTGGGCTGAATAAAGCGGAAACAAAGTAATTTTGCCACATTATTGACCGTGGCTGTTGTTGCATCCAGCTTTGTATTACTTTTGTTTTCAGCAGAGATTCCAGTTTAAGGTGAATGTTAATATCAGATATCGATGAATACAAACTGCCAGCTGTCGAAAATTGCTTCAAATCTTCCAAGACTTTTGCTGCTCTGTGATGTTTCTTAATCCAAGCTATTGTTTCAATAGTATTGAATTGAATTGGGCTAGATTGGAAAGCGCTGCACAATTCAGCACTATCATTGTGAAAATAAGCTATTGCCATTTTGTTGAGTAGACTAGACGGCTTAGGAACATTCCGTCTAATGGTTAACACGGACATTAATCTGCCAGTTATTGTATTGTGTATTTTGTAAAGCATTTTTGTAGCCACTGGTCTTGCCTTCTCAGGGTATTGTGTCAAAGAATGCTTTGAGAAAACATAAGTTTTGTTTGAAGTTTCCTTTGATTTCAAATAACCAGTTGTGTTTGGCCCATATCTAGCAGTGCTGTACGTTGAGTCAAACATAGTCCAAAAATCATAAGAATCCAACGTTAATTCATCTCTAACAGCGTCCGAAACTTCGGGGTAAATCGCATCAAAATCTTCGTTGTCAGTTATTATTGTAGTCCATTTCCCACTTATAACACCGTTCATTGGCATCCACGTTGGCCAATCCTTGATTTTCGGTCCAATCACTGCAGTCATGAATTCTGCATCTACAAAATCATAACTTTGTGCCTCAGGATCGGCTTGCTTATTAAGCACTTGCATGTGTTCTTTCATCCCGAACCAATCCCCCGCTTTCGATTGGCCTGACAGTGGGTATT